ATTAAAGGAAGCTTAGGTAAGCAACCGGCTGACCCTACCTTTGTGAAAAGCATTCTGGATAATAAAGAACTTGACGCAATCAGTCAAGAGGCTTTTGCGGCTGGAGCAAACGTACATGCTGCACAAATGATTGTGGCAGCTACTAAATACGCTGGCACTTTTAATCCTAATCTAAGCAGTGTGATTAGTAAGATTAACGCAGTAAGTAATTTCTTTACGCTTCGTTTAGATGCAATGCACTCAGTTATGAATGCAGCGTCAATGCCGATTACCGCGCTACCCCATTTTAGAGCACTGATTAATGAGACCAAAGCCGCTAACGGAGGCACTCTCACACCTGCTCTGCAAGAGATGTTGGGATTAAAGGCAGGTGCAGAATACTCAACGCTTACTGGCGCTAAAGTCTTTGCACAGAAAGCTAGGGAATTTTTTACCAAGGACAAAGAAGTTTCTGCATTCCTAAAGGATGTGCTTAAAGTTGATGTGCTTAATTATCAACACTCAGTAGCGATGGTTGATTTACGCGCAGCGGCTTTTGCACCAGACGCCACCCTAAGCACAATGCAAAAATCCGTAAAGGATATTGCTGCGTTCGTAAAAGAAAATCGGGTGTCGAAAGGATTAGAATCTTTCGCTGATTCCACCGAAGCGTTTACGCAATATGTAGCAGGTAAAGCAGGTTATGATATTGCGCTTGCAGCTGGTAAATCAGAAGCCACTGCCCGTTTATTTGCTGCGGGATTTGCACAGCAAGTTAACAGCACGATTAACTTAGGCGCACGGCATAGCTTTTATAACGGCCCAGCTGGAATGCTGATGGGGTTATATCAAAACTACATGCGAGGGATGATTACGCGGTCATTACAATTTATTGATGACGGCAATATCAAATCCTTAATGGAGTTGGCTGGACTACAAGGTGCAATCTTTGGTGCCCGCAGTCTGCCGCTGTTTGATTTTTATAACCGAAAGCTTTTAGGTGAAAATAATAAACAGCATGCGGATGCGTTCTCTGCAATTTACGGAGCTAATGGGCAGCTGCTTGGAGATTTTATTTCCTACGGTGCAGGTTCTTCATTGCTTGGCGTTAATATGTTTACTCGTGGAGATTTAACTCCAATGAGTCCTACGTTATTACCTGCTCCTTGGGATGCACCAGCTGCAAAAACTTTACTGAGCCTAGCTAAACTTGGCGGTGAGGCTATGCAATCTGCTGGGAATTTACTTAGCGGAGATGTGACCTTAGCGAAAAATAATTTCGTCCAAGCGCTTGAGCATAATGGAATTAACCGTCCGATTGGTCGCATGGCTGCAATGTTAGCTGGCCACAGCACTACGTTAGACGGGAAACCGCTTTATGATATTTGGCAACCGGAAGCTCGTGGAGTTATCGGAGGATTAGAATTACCGAAAGAGCTTTCTTACCTTGCGATTACTGCTGCGGGATTATCCGGAACCACAGCGCTAAGTGAAGCGGTGACTAAGGATGTAATGTATCGAATGACGGCGTATCAATTAAAAGATAAGCAAGCTCGTAATGAGTTCAGTAAGAATCTTCGGATTGAAATGTCTGGAGATAATCTGACGCCAGAAAGATACGCTGACCTTAGCGCTAATTATATTAGGGCTGGTGGAACTCCGCAAGGATTTACGCAATTACATACTAAGGCTATGGCGCTTGGTAAGTCTGACCCGATCGAGGCTATTATTAAACGCGACCCGAATAATAATATTTACCGATATGCCAGTCAGATTCTTGGGCCTCAAGCTAGGATGAATCCTGCGCAAGATGCCCCAGTGGAATAGGGAATAGAAATAATAGGCAAAATAAAAGCCCCGTAATTGGGGCTTTTTGCTATGCGCTAATTTAAATATTCACTAAACAAATCAGGCTTAATATACTTCCCATGTGGGATTAATGCTCTGGTTAGTGTCAGATGCCCGTTATCTAACGCCAGTTTCTTTGCACTTAATAACCCAGTAACCGCGGTGTTAAATCCTAACATCGTATCGAACGCAGAACTTGTCTGTTCCCAAAGCTGGTCTAATTTCCAATGTACATCTGGCTTGGCGTAAAAGACATTCATAATGGCGTTACTGCCCATGCTATTTCTACCTGCCCCGTACTCCCCTAAAGCTCTAGGCATTAGCGCTTCTGTTAAAGATAACCAAGTGTTAGCACGAAGCGCATCCTGCACGGAGATTACATTTCGCCTAGCAGCCACTGCTTCGATGCAGCAAAGTTTAATTAATTGCGTGAATCTTCGACCAGCGTAAGCTTTGAATCTATGATCCATCATTCCCGGCCAGCTCTCATAAATATCTGTGAGAACTATTTTCGCTTCTGGGCTAAGGTTAATCTCCCCGGAAAAATTAGCAAAGAACGCTAGGTAATCTAATAATAATTTATCATCTTGCAGTGCAGAACCGGACGGGAAAGCTATTTTCTTTTTGGCGGCAGGGGCGTAAACAAAAATACACCGAGATAAAAATCCTTGCCCCATCATTTCCGGTGGCAGAGTTTTCATCATGCCCTCGAAAGTATTACCGCCAAGGAGATTAATCAACGGGTTGACAATCTCAAATTCCCCAGCGGTTTTATAACTAACCATATGCTTTTCATCTACATCCCACATGTCTCCGAGAAAAGACGCGAAATCAAAATTACTAAAGCCAAGGAAATTAGCTAATTCCCCTGCGCAAATAAAGCTTTCGCTTATTCTCCCTGACTTTTTCTTCCCGTCTTTCTCTGCTTGCATTGCGGCTAGGGCTTCTTCTAAATCCTGCCGCTCTTTACTGTTACCTTTGACGTCAGAAATCCCCGCCAGATGCATTGCGAATTTACCCTTACTGGTTTCGCTTGGTGCGAAATGTTCGTAACCAGTTTTACTCACCAGTTTCCTAACTAGATTAATCGCTGTGCTTTTCTTACTGGCGCTTTCGCCCATGAAGATTACATAAAGATTAGGGAAGATACGAGTGTTCCCAAATTTAAAATGGCAGCGCCGGCTCAAAAGAACTGACGCTGCCATGATTGCGCCCCAACGATGTAAGATGGGGCTAACCTCGCCCACTCCGGCGTACTTAAGATACAGAGAGAAAAAGTCATTGTGATTTTTGTTTTGCTCTGACATTTTATAATTACGTTGACGCAGTGGGATAGAGATTATACAGACTATTCAGCTTCTTGGGGGAGAATAGTTACGGATTGCACTTCGTCGGAGTTCCAGTAAGTTTGATCAACTCGAATCCATTTGGACTCGGAATTTAAATCTTCCTTAGTGACCTCGACCCAGCCTAGTGCCATGTCAGTGTATTCATATTCCTGTCCTGAGACTAGCGTCACTGAAATCGTAAATAGGTCTGGTGTCTCGGCTTTATCGCTTTCATTTCCGTTTAGCATAATGTAATCTTTCCTGATTTAAGCAAGCCCACAACTTCTTCTAATTCCGCAATAGCATCTTCCAATGCATTATGGGTTTTAGCGGGTAATTTTTTCGGGAGTAATCCTAGGCATTGAAAGGTTCGAATATCCAGAGTCTTACGGAAATCATAGAAAGCAATCCCGCTATTCAATTTCAGCATTGCCAGATCGAACTCATTATTCTGTGCCATAATGTAAGCATCAGAATCTCGCATTCTTTTATCCAGTGCAGCCAGTAGATGTTGGCCGCTAGCGTACACAATTGCTTCTGACTCTGTGAACTTACGATAAGTAGTCTGCCCGAAGTGGAAGTTAAGCGTATCGCCGGAAATTCCAACTGCCTTAAACATTTCTTCATGGGCTTTAAGTGGCCCGGAAGTTCCCGAATCAAATTGCCAATACATGTTAGGCAGCAGCGGCGAGGAAATTACCATTTCCTTATCTGCGTCCCAAACTGCAAAGGCTGCACCAATTTGAATTATCGGGCTGTAAACTTCAGTGCCTAGTGTTTCAATATCCACTGCGCAAAGTGTGTGGATTCTAGGTGCTACTGGTGCATCGCTCATTATTCTTTCTCCTTATTCGTTTTAGGTTCCAATACGCTATCTGCTAGATCCGTAAAGATTGGCGGTTCCCAACCTGGAGGTTTAAGAATCTTACCATCTTCACGGCGCAGCACTTTTCCATCTGGGGAAATCTTTGCGAGATTAGTAGCCCAGACTCGGTCGAGAACATTTCCTGGATGGATGCCGACGCTATTAATAACACCGCCAGCAGCCACCATAATATCGCCGCCAGCATCTAGGATTTCTGCAATGGCGTCTCGATGGATAGGTTGACCAGCTGACATACTGGTTTCTAGTTTCTCCATGGCCGTAACTAATTCTGCTGTTTCCTCTAGAACTAATCCTACATAAAGCCGAAGCTGCTGGAGGTTAAGGACTTCAGTTGTCTGGCCGCAAGCAGTCATGAATTTTCGCTGGGCTGCTAAACTAGAATCTTCACTCCCTAAATTTAGACTTAGCTCTTTCCAAACCTGAAACTTCTCCAGGGCTTCTTGGTAACCTGCTCCCATTATATCCGCCCTTCTTTAGAATTAAAATAACCAGTAACTAACATAGCGCCAACGAACGCCACGTAAGGCAATACAATCCACCATGCCTTAGAGAAAAGCATTTGCACCATGAAAGGAAACACCCCAATCGTAGCGCCGGAAATAAAAAGCCGCCATTGTCGGCAGCAATCACAAGCGGTTTTCCAGAGCCAGAAATTCGTAATGAATTCCTCGCTCCAATGTAATGGGTCGGTTGGGTTGTTACGAGGTTTACACATATAAACAATCTCAGATAGTTTCATGATTAGGCATCCTGTGAGATTTGCGCTTCAGCTTGAAGCAGGCCAGGTAGAATTACACCAGCTGCGCGTTCTTCTTGGAGTTTCGCAAGGCAGCCTGCGTAACCTGCAATATCCAGAATCGAATCAGTGTGCAACGGAGACTTAGCAAGTCGAGCTACTTTGACTTGGTTCATTAATAGCGCAACGTCATCTGGAGTGACTGGGGAAGTGAGCTTAGTGGCTAGCACCATATTAAAACCCATTGCAATCTGGGTAAAATTCTGTAGCTTCCCCCCGTAATCTGCTTCACGCTGTCCGTTAATAAGCGCTTCGGCTTGATGCAGTAATGGGATTTTTACTTCGGCTGGTTTGATTTGTTTAGTTGCCATCTCACAATCTCCCTTGATGGTAGCCAGGAATATAACAAGTGAGCAGCTCCTTGTGAATCAACCCGTTTGAAAAACGGACAATAGAAATCTGAGTCCCGATACGTTTAAGCGCTCGTGCTCGAATTGCTTTCATTTGGTCTCCGAAGATTCCACTTGCAGGTTGCCCCGGAAAGATTGGATATTGGCGGCCTGTTGGTTTTGCTCTGGTTCCCATATTAATGTCCTTTCCCTGCTGATGGAATCTGACTAGCAGCTGCCGCGTAAGTAAATTTCTCACACGCCGTTTTAGCTTCCTGCACAGAAAGATAAGCGCCTACTGATAGCCGATGCGGCATTTGCAGAACTTCTGAATAAGGAGTCTCTGCTGTTGGTTCTGTAACAATAGCAATTAGCCTGCCAGTTTCCACAACTACATAAGCCTGTTGGCCTGCTTGCATATCTTTCCAAGCGTAACTACTCGGAGTCCATAGCGCTTTAATTTCCGGTGCGATAATCTTACCATCCATAATCTCATTTCCTTTTAAATTAATTAATTAACTCTTGCACCTTTGCGACTTTTTCTTTCTTCCACCGATCGCCCCAAACTTCAAGCGCCGCCGGAATAATAAAAGTCTTCCCTGATCTTGGGACAGTAACTGGGATATGCATTATTTCTAATAACCTATCCAGCTTTGCCTTGCCACTCTCTCCACGATACTGCCCCAAGATACTATCGTGAATCGAAACTATTAATCTAAAATCTTTCGGGTCATGTAATTCCCACCATGCCCGTTCCCATGCGTCATTAATAATCATTGCGCTAAGATTCTGTGGGCTATGCGCAACTAAAGAATTTAATAACGGCTTACTCTTAGTCGGGTCACCAAAGACTTTTCGTGTCCATCCACGAATCCCAGTAAGGTGACCAGTAAGCAAAACCTCACGTTTGATTTCATCCTGAAATTCGCCCCGTATTTTTGTATAAGTCTTATCGAATTGGGCGAGAAGATATTCAGCAATCTTAAGTGTAGTCCATTTGATTTTTGGGAATTTAACTGACAGTCCAAGTAATCTATGCGCGTTCCAAACATTCTCAACGCCCATCGTATCAACCAAAACTTTCGCTCCCATGTTATAGTTAGCTCCATGGTTGACACGTTTGGATAAATCACGGAGGGGCTTATCCTTTGCTTCTCCAATCTCTGTGTCCCAAATATCATCAAAAGGTATGCCAAAGAAAGCACTTGCATTTTGACTGTGGAAATCTGGAGAGTTCTCCACTGCCCATATAAGTTTTTCATCATCTGCTAAATATCCTGTGCATCGGGATTCCGCTTGAGATAAGTCTGCTTCGAATCCTATCCAAGGTTCTTCACCTTCTGCTGGTTCTTCGGATAGATACATAATCTTAGCTTCTTCTGGCTGATTCTGCATCTGAGTGCCGCACCAAAAGCTACTAGACTTACTTGCGTTGCGGCCGGTATCAGTGGCCGCTTCATTAAGCACCCAGAATAACCGGCCGGAAAATAAACTGGTTTTATAATAAGTGCTGTTAAGCTTACCGAGTTCCTTAATCGAAAGGTAATCCGCAAAGATTCTAGCGTTAAGTGGATGTTCAGCTATGGCTTTTGCAATATGCTTTGCGTCTCCGCTACTGGTATCTTTTACCTTAAGAACCTTTAATAATTTCTGCACCTGCTGTGTGGAGTTAGGATTAAAATTACTATTCCCAACCAGTACCCGAAGCTTATCTACCTTATCAGTAAGCTCTGCTTCGGCTCGGTAAATTAACTCCACTCGCTTTTCCTGATCTACCCGCATGCCACTAAGACTGGACATTAGATTAGGAAAAACTTTTGGAAACTGTATGCCGTAATTCTTTCTAGCCCAAGCTGGCATTTCTTTCATAAGCGCAAAGGCAGACCAAAGCGTGGCCCAGCAATCCTTTGCGTTATATTGTAATTGCTCTAACTTAAATGGGCTTTTGCTTTCGTCTTTCCAGTAATAAAAATCCTTAATGCAAAAGGCGGAAATAAAAGCTAAGTCTTTTGGAAGTTCCGATAGCCAGCAATGGAAAAGATTAAGAGTATCTAGCCTCCAATTTCTAGGCCAGCAATCAAATCGGAAAAGATAATGGCAATCGTATTTGCCGTTCTGGAAAATCTTAATTGCTTTACTATCACAAGCCTGTCGGATAAGCGCAACATCCGCTGCGTCTCGGATAGACCAAGAGAAAACTTGTGTTCCGGTTTCGTAATTCCAGCAGGCAATACCGCAATCATCTATCCGCAGCGAATCCTCTAAGTTTTCTGTGTCAATCGCCATAAAGGTAGCGCTTGCAATGGCCGCTTGAATTCGCAGATAAAAATCTGGTGTGGTCTGAGGCGTAAAGAATTTAAACGCGTCAGTGGTTATATAAGTCTGCGGTGCCGTGATCTTTTTTATCAGGCGCTTAACAAGAAAGTCTTGGTAAGGCACCCTATATTTATTGCAAAGCGCAGGCACAACTAAAAAAGGAATCCCATTCCCTAAAGTCTTATAGCTGCCTACATAATTCCCAAGGGAAATCTTTCCGCGTCCGGTAAACGCTTTGGCTACTGCGAATTCTGAATCAGTTACAATCGCATCGTAACTTGCAGCCGCGGCCTGTGTTAGAAACTTATCACCAATCGTATGATCTACCACCACAGAAAGTTTCCAGCCGTCCGGGATGTAGCTTTTGTTAAAGCCAACTAGGTAAGGATAATCTTCTGCGGTGTGGATTAATAATATTCGTTTCATTTGGCGGCCGGAGATTAGGGTTAAGCTTGCGGTAAATTAGCGGTTGGTAGACTGGCTAACATATCGCTAGTTGCTTTGGAGTTAACCATCGTCTCACCTAGATGAATAATCCCTGTCATGTAAGAATCATAAGCAAGTGTTATTAGCTTTGGGTCAGCCTTATCCATACCAAGTCTGACGCATGTTGCCTCGAAGCTCTTGACAAATGCAGTATCGGCTGATACGTCTAATCCACCTTTATGTGTTTCTTTTATAAACTCTAAGGTACCCATCATTTACCTTGCGCATGTGGGTTAGCAGCTGCGCTATCATGCGTATCTTTAACCATCGTGTAAACCCTATTAGCAGACACCAATAATTTTTCTGCGTGATATAACTGTTTATCCAAAGACAATGCGCTAGAGAAGAATGCGTTAACATTTTCTTCTAGCGCATTAAGCTGGTGGTTAAAAGGATAAGCGTGTTGTTCAGTGCGCGTTGGCATTTTAGATTCCTATTAGCTAATAATCTTTTCTGATTGGTGCCAGAGACGGGACTCGAACCCGTACACTGCTATTCGCGGTGGCGGATTTTAAGTCCGCTGTGTCTACCAATTTCACCACTCTGGCGGGTGCTAGTTTTATTCCAGGGACCCGGAAAAACCAGCAAAAACCGAGGGGATTAAACCTTAAACCTTACTGATTTTCACCAGATTACAGTAAACTTTCTCTTTGTCATTCTTATCTAGACGATGCGAGATTGTTACCAATGCTTGCACCATGCCGGCTTCGACTGTGCCTGCCAGATTATTAGCGTCAAAGGCAGTGAGAATTTGCGCGACCACTGACTTATTATAACCAAGCCCCGCCTCACTATACATAACACCGAACTTATCGCCTTTAAGATAACCTTCACCATCTGGCTGAGTCACTTCAAAGTTAACAATAAAGTTAGGCGCACCGTTAATCTCTTTGATTTCGCAGGATGCGTCTACTTCGTATTGACCTGCTGGTGGTACTCTAAATCCTGGTACATCAGGAATATCACTTACACCAATTGCGCCAAATGCGTTAGTTTTATCAGACATGATTTTAACTTTCTTTAATTTAGATTTTAGATTTCAGATTTCAGACTTTTAATTCACCAGGATTAAGCTGTGGCTAGCTTCGGAAAGATCACCCCTAACGGATTAGTAGGATCTTTTGTAACATCAGCGTCAGTTCTGGAGCCGGTTACAACTCCGTTAAGTGCCACTGATTTACTCTGTGCAGTGTGTGCTTTATTCACAACACTGAAATAAACTACATGAGAGAAATGTCTTGGAAGATTACGGGCGTAATTCTTAGTGCCGCCGACAGCAGTTAATTTATTTCTGCCATCTTCCATTTCAATATCTTGCTCATGTGTAATCATGATTACATGACAAGGCGCAGCTTTCATCCAGTCCACAACAGAGTCTAGCCTAACTCCGAGATTTCGCCAGTGGTCATACTCTGGTTTATTTTCCGGGGAAGCTAGCAAACTATTAAGAATGCTATCAGATAATTGCGTTAGGGAGTCAATAACAACAATGTCATTAATTCCTAGCTTAGTAATGTCAAAGGAATCAAACGGCTTCTCTTCCTTTTTGCATGATGGGCAATCAAGTAACCCATGCTGGGTGCATAAAGATTTCGGGCCGTTATTTCTCCAGTTAAGAACCTTAAGCAGAGTCTTTGCTGCGTAGCTATTCTCTGCGGTATCCTTAATGGAGTAAAGATTAATCCTACGTTTGGCTTCTTCGGGAAGTTTAGATAACGTAAGCGCGCTATCCTCTACGTCGAACCAATGGAGGGTGTAACCTAGTGTCGCAAGTTTCCCTACGCTCTCGGTTTTACCTGCTTTAGATGGGCCGTAAGCTAATACGGTGTGACGTAATGCTTCTTTTGGTTTATCTGCTAGGATAGCCATTAGATAATCTCACCAGTTTCGCGGATGTGACGCTGTCGGTGAGAAATGCCACCGCCAAAGTATTTATCCGTCCAAGGATACGCAGTCTTAATCGCAGCAACTTCCCAGAGTCCATTTGCGTTACAGAATTCTACAATGACGCAAGTTACATCTGACAGCCGCACAGACGGAATCTTAGCGACAGTCTGCCCTAAATGAAAAATCCTGGCAGTCGGCACTACGCTAGTGCTGACACTGGTGCCAGTCTCCCCCGCACGAACTTGGAATCCTAGCTTTTGCCATGCGTCATAAGTATTAAACGCATTGTTCCCATGTTGCGCAATAAACGCATCCATCTTTGCCTTACGGGCTTCGCTAAACACCGTATGCAATGCTTCTTGTTCAGTGTACGCTGGCACTTTTGGCTTTGCGTACTTAGCGATAATATTTGAACGCGTAGCATTACGAGCAGCGCCCCAGAATTTTTCGAAATCTTCCATCGGCATCACGACATAGTCCAAATTATCTGGCATGCTTACGAACTTACAATCAAACTCGTTGACAAAATCTTCAATGTCCAAAATGTTAACTGGACGATCTGATCCCGTAACGCAACCAAGTGCACCAAGAATTCCAAGCAAGTCTCCAATGCCTGGCATGGCCTTAGCTTTAGCCTTAACTTCCTCTGCTGTGCAATTTACTTTACCTTCACAACCGTTCATTTCATATCTCCTAAATTAAAATTAATCTACCCTGATTACTGCTTATTACCCCTGCTAACCCAGATGTTGCAGGTCTATCACATGCTGATATTTATCTTCAGCCTCTAACTGAATCTGTGAAAAATCCACCAGTTTTTCTGTAGGTAAATCACAGACTCCAAAGAAAGGACACTCTCTGCCAAAAGAAGAACAAGAAGTCCCACGCATTGGGAATCTTGGCAGCTTCTCATAGAATTCAATGACCTTAGTTTCCGCAAGTAAGTCTTGCACAAACGCTAACTTTTCCCGATCGCCCTTAATGAAATCATAAAAGACCCACTCTTGGCGCCCTGACATTCCGACTACATAATACATTAGATATTTTGTAGCGCCTGGGACTATTGCAGGAAGCACCAAAGAATAACTTGTGCCTTGCTCTGAATTTTTCCAGTCTGCATTGCTGCTATTATTTCGGCCAGTGGTTTTAAATTCCAGCACCGCTGGCATACCATCCGGACTCCTTAGCACTAAGTCAATAAACCCTCGGTATTTAAATCCACCAGGTAGCAATAACTTAAATCCTACTTCCGCTCCGATAAATTCCCAATCCCCAAATGGTAACTCACCGCGCTCGCAATCCGTTATGTATTTCTCAACCATAAAAATTGCATGGCCGATACTCTTTTTATCTTTAAAGGATTTACTCCAGAACGGCATCTTCCAAGCTAAATAGACTGCGAGGATTGCAGCTTCTTCTCTGCTAAGATTTCCGCCATTGTTTTCCTGCTGCTCTGCTGGAATCCAGGTTGTGTCTCCATGCCAAGTTTGAATCCCAGCTGCGACAGCGGTTCCGAATACTGTGTGGATAGTATCTTCTCTGCTCCCATCCATGAGTTTAGCCAGTTGGGATTTTCTCGGACAAGACGCAAAAGTTCCTCTCGATGAGTTAGATAAGTCGCGAATTTTCTGCTGTTGCAGTAGAGCAAAGTCCATATTAAATCATGCTTTGAATGTGATAGTTCATTAGAGAAAGCAGCTAGCCCGGAAATTAGCGTGCCGAAATAACTAAGGCCACGGACTCCCGCAGTTTCATTAGTCCTTGGTACTTGCCGTAATTCCGGGATTCCCAAAATGTCTCGGTAATATTTATAACTAATCCCTAGACTTTCGCCATGCTGCCAGTAATAAAGAAAGCCTTCATACATCCGTAAATCCGGACGCTGAATTAAGACTTTTTCCATGGCGGAACCTTACCAGAAACTGATTTAAAATCTCCGCCAAGGCCACCGAATAAATCTAGACTCATTGCTTTTTTCTCTGGGGATTTTGCCAGACCTGGGCCATTTTCTAAGGACATTAAATCTAGCATTCCGCCAAGCGCATCAAGATCTTTTTTCTTAGTCTTACCAGCCGATGCCGAGGCAATCTCAATCCGCGAAACCTTAGCCAGTCCGGAAACAATTAATCCAATTTGTTCTGGGGTCAATTTCCAAACCAGTTCCGGCGTTGCTGCAATATCTTGCCGAAGCTTTTCTAAATAACCATCCAGATTAGGACTAGCTAATTTTAATTCCGCTTCGAACTCTGCAAACAATGTGCTAAAAGGATCGCTCATCTTAATTAACTTCCATGTTTTTTAGTATCTTAGTCACAGTGGTGACTCTAGTTTTATTCTCTATTGCTACTAGGTCTATGTAATAATACCCAGTACCAATACCTTCTGGGGTAAGCTTCTCGCTTTTCTTAATCCTCAGAAGCTTAACATTCAAATCTTCATCTTCATCTTTTTCTTTTGAAAGTGCACGGCGAAGTTGGTCTATTGTGCAGCCGGTGGGCTTGACACAAATACGTTTATCTGCTTTAAGTTTCTTCCATAACTCTAAGTATTCACCAAATTGACTCATGCCATTCACCTATTATTGCTTTCTGGTTGTAACTGGCTTGCCAATTAAAACTAAAAAGACCTCCCCGAAGGGAGGCTAAAAGCTGCGGACTAACTGGGACGAAAGATTGAAAGCTCCCAGCTAGCTAATCCCCGCAGAAGCGATTAATTATTTATTTATTCCTATTAAGCGCCGAGCAAAAGATCAGACAGCTTATCCGTCTCAGGCTTATTGATAAAGCGCTCGATCAGGTTATTAACATATTCCAGCGTATCGGACAAAGGCGCAACGACTTCTGGGGAAACTGCTTCTGCAAACTTATACAGAACAACTTGAATCTGTTTAAGCGTGTCAGGTTTTTGTTTCCAGTTAGCCAACTTACTACGGATAGCAGCACCCATGAGTTTGGCAACTTCGGTTTTGCAACCGATAACTGCTGGAAGATATTGCTCCAAAGCATCCGAAAGAGCTTGGAGTTCTTCTTTCGTAATCTCCAGCTTGCCTGCGAGTTGTTCGCTGGTGAGCGTAGCGATATAAGAAAGTTCCAGTTTGGATTTATCGAGTTCCGCATCGCTGTTAACTGGATTATCTTCTGACATTACCTGAGCACGAGCTTCAGATTGCACCAGATCATTAACCAGATACAGAATCAAATCACGGACTTTTGGGTCAGCATTAAAAGCTGCTTCCAAACCAGGCCACGTGTGTTGCGGCAGATTAACTGTAAAGGAAGCGCGTTGTTGTGGAACTGGCTTACCTTCTTTTTCAGCTGCTTCAATTGCTTTTTTCATCGGCGCTTTGAATTTCATTTCAACCGCTTTGATTACTACATTTGCGTTAACTGCTGCGTCTGCTGCTTGGCCTTGTACTTGATCTTCGTTCATTTTAATATCCTTAATTTTTGCGCTAATGGTAAGCATCAATAATTGCGCGGGCTATTGATGCTGGTTTTCGGTCACTGTCACGAGGGAAGCATTATGCCACACGCGCAGCGCCGAGGGGTAGAAATTTTCGGGATTCGTAATTTAGGGGGTGACCCTAGAATCACCGCCAAAAAGGGTAGCCACTCATACTTTTTAACTTAGCTAAAGCATTAGAATTAAATGCCATTTCCCTTGCCGGACAGATTGCGCAGTCATAAAATTTCATTACCTTAGCAGCAAGATGCATACTGCATACGAAATCTTGTTTCGCTGGAATGATTTCTGTTCTGCTGCCAGGATTCCATCTAGCCATTAGATTACCGTTAACCCAATGAAGATCGGAACGGTAGAATTCAAAGCCGTCTGGAGTAAACCAACAGCCGGTTTTGATGGTTTCGTAAGTGTTAGTGGGCCAAGTAAAATCCGCTGGGATTACTGGAGCGTCTGTTTCTGGGGCGCTCTGGATTCCGTTATCAAACATTTTTAATCTCCTATAAACAATTAATCTTAACTTCTTTCGGCATGCGCATTGAATACCAAACCCAATTCTTATCTCTGGCCCACTCTCTGTGATTAATAATAATAACATCTTCTGGGTCTATTAGTCTTTCTAATTCAGGATGAAGCTTAAACACCAGTTTATTAATGGCTGTTCCAAGTTCATCTATGACGCAAGGGGAAAGTAAATCTTTATTCTTATCCCTGACATTAATTGCATTAGCATACATCGCGCGTAATGTATGTAATGTCCAGTTATCTTTTCTTGCTGCTATCGCTGTTTCGCTAACGGGGCTACCTTTTGGGCGGCCTAATTTTCCAGTGTGCATTCTGCTTCTCCTTTATCAGTCACTAACATTTCAGTCATAAAAGTCATATCCATTAGCTGCCCTGCTTTCATTTTTGCGTAAGGGAAATTAAGATTTACTTGCCGAATTCCTTTAGCCTGTCCCACGCTAATGTCCACTCTTATTTTTAATCTGCCATCTTTTTGTACGCGCACTGATTTAATTACTCCGGTGCGGGTAAAAGATTTCCTTGGTGTTGGCTTAGTTTTAGCTGGGGTAATTTCCAGCTCCCCCCGCCCCTCCAGACAGATAATATCTGCAGCCTCTTTAGACTTTGGGCCCAACCAAGATCCTTCCTTTGTGTAACTATAGTG